CTAACTACGTTGCGTGTGCGCCTCGTATGTATAAGGGCGCGGTAGAGTCTTTAGTTAGAAGGATGATTCCATTTGCGGATCTCATACAGATGACTCACTTAAAGATCCAGCAGGTTGTTGCAAGGGTTGTTCCAGACGGAGTCTTTATTGACGCCGATGGTTTAAACGAGGTAGATTTAGGTACGGGTAACGCTTATAACCCTGAAGATGCTTTACGTTTATACTTTCAAACGGGTAGTGTTATCGGAAGGAGCTATACCCAGGACGGGGAATATAACAACGCTAAGGTTCCTATTACTCAGCTAACGTCTAATAGTGGCGCTGGGAAGCTTCAAATGCTTATAGGTAACTATAACCATTACTTAGATATGATACGTGGCGTTACGGGCCTTAATGAGGCTCGTGATGGATCTATGCCTGACCCTAACTCTTTAGTGGGGGTACAGAAATTAGCCGCGCTAAACTCGAACACAGCCACACGCCATATCCTCCAGGCCAGTTTATTTATAACAAAGACTATAGCAGAGGCTCTCTCTCTACGTGTAGCTGACGTATTAGAGTACGCAGACTTCCGTGACGAGTTCGCTATGCAGGTGGGGAAATATAACATGGGTATCTTGGAACAGATTAAAAACCTATACCTCTATGACTTTGGTATATTTATCGAGATGTCTCCAGACGAGGAGCAGAAGTCTCAACTCGAAGCGAATATCCAGATGGCTCTTTCGCAGAAAGATATAAGCTTAGAGGACGCTATAGATATACGTGAGATGAGGAACCTTAAGTTGGCTAACCAGCTACTGAAGGTTAAGAGGAAGCAGAAGGCGGCACAGATGCAGCAGATGGAGGCACAGAAGCAACAGATGCAAGCTCAAGTTAACCAGCAGTCACAGCAGATGGCCGCGAAAGCAGCTATGCAGGCGCAGCAGATGGAGATGCAAACTAAGATGCAGCTGCAACAAGCGGAGGCGGCTATGCAGATCGAGAAGATGAAGAACGAGGCGGCTTTAAAGCAACAGCTTATGGCGGTAGAGTTCCAGTATCAGATGCAGCTTAAGGGTGTAGAGCAGTCACAGTTAGATGCCCGAGAAGAATCTCGTGAGACGGGTAAGTCTGAGCGAATAAGCCAGGCCAATACCGAGCAGTCTAAACTTATCCAACAGCGTAAGAACAATACCGCTCCGATAAGCTTTGAGTCTAATGAAGATAGCTTAGATGGGTTTGACTTCTCGGAGTTCAACCCACGATAATGTATTCAACTCTATATAAACAATATATACTAACTTTGTAAAAATTAAATTAAATGGATAATAAAAATTTCGTAGTAAAAGAAGTTGCGGATGTGGAAGAGAAATCTACTGCGCAGGTTGAGGAGATGTTACTTAAGGAGCATGATGAAAAGTTCTCTGAGCCCTCGGCTGTAGAGGAGACTCCAGAACAAGTAACCTCAGAACCTGAAGAGACTCCCTCCCTAAAGGATGAGGATATACTTGGGTATATTAAGGATAGATATAATAAAGATATTACTTCTGTGGATGAGTTGTTTGCTCAGACAGAAGCAAATGAAGAGCTACCCGAGGACGTCTCGGCGTTCTTTAAGTATAAAAAAGAAACGGGCAGAGGTCTCGATGACTACGTAAAGCTACAGAAGAATTACGATGACATGGAGGGCGATACCGTTATAGCTAACTACTATTCTCATACGGAGGACGGGTTGGATGAGTTCGATATTCAAGATATCATAGAAGATAAATTTGGATACGACGAAGACCTGGACGACGAAAAGGATGTTAAGAAAAAGAAGTTAGCGCATAAAAGAGAACTTGTAAAAGCGAAGACATTCTTCAAGGAGCAACAAGAACAATACAAAATCCCTCTTGAGTCAAGTGGGGGTTTTAGTTCAGAGGAGCAAACTGAAGCATTTAATAGCTACAAGAGTTACGTTGAGGACTCCAAAACTCAGGACGAAGAACGGAAGAAAAGGTATGACTGGTTTTACGAAAAAAGCAACGATGTTTTTAATAGCGACTTCAAAGGTTTTGAGGTTAACGTAAACGATAGAACCTATACCTACAAACCTGGCGATGCAGCTGAATTGTTAAGCAAGCAGAAGGATGTAAATAATTTTGTAAAACCTTATTTAGATCCAGAAAGCGGCATGATGAAAGATGCGCAAGGGTACCACAAAGCTATGTCTATAGCTATGAACCCAGACAAGTTTGCCCAATTCTTCTATGAGCAGGGTAAGTCAGAAGCCATTGATAATGTTTCTAAAAAATCAAAGAACATTGATATGGTGCGACAGGCCCCTCAGTCTTTCAGCAAGAATGGTTTAAATATCAGACCTGTTGGAGATACATCGAGTGGAAAGGGACTCAAAATTAGGAGTATAAAAAAAGTTTAATAATTTAAAAAAAAACAAGAAAAAATGGCTGTAAATGCTACACCAGGATTCAACTTAATTCCGTCAGCGGAACGAGTTGCTGTATCCTCAAACTACATTACCAACTTCGATTTCCTCAATCAGTATCTTCCGGATACTTACGAGAAGGAATTTGAGCGTTACGGTAATAGATCGATCTCTTCATTCCTAAGAATGGTGGGAGCGGAAATGCCTTCTAACTCTGACATGATCAAATGGGCAGAGCAAGGAAGACTACATGTAAAATATACACAGTGTACCTCTGCAGGAGCTGCTGGAGATGACCAGGGTGCTGTTTGGACCGTCGCTGACGTTTTAACTGGTCCTACTGGACAAACTACTACGGCTGGAACAGGAAATATCGCTATCAGAAAAGGTCAGACACTTATGATCTCTGATAACACTGCTGGCTCTAACCTAAGCAATAAAGCTGTGGTTACTGCTGTAGGCCCTACTCTCCAGACCTTTACGGTTTCTTACTACGAAGCTGGAGGACAGGCAATGGCCCTTGGAGTTAGCTGCACGGTATTCATCTACGGTTCTGAGTTCAAGAAAGGAACTGTTGGAATGGAGGAGTCTTTAGAGTCTGACGACTACATCTTTGAGAATAAGCCAATTATCATAAAAGATAAGTACGCTGTTTCTGGATCTGATATGGCTCAGATTGGATGGATCGAGATCACTTCTGAAGATGGAGCTAACGGATACCTATGGTACCTAAAGTCAGAGCACGACACAAGACTTCGTTTCGAAGACTACTTGGAGACTGCTATGGTGGAGGCTGTACCTGCGGAAGTTGGTTCAGGAGCTGCTGTTGATTTAGGTGTACCTAACGCTGTTGCGGGCTCTCTTCAAGGAGCTGGTTCAGACGGAGTGTTTTACTCAGTAGGGAATAGAGGTAACGTATACGGCGGGGGAAACCCAGTTGCATTAGCGGACTTCGATGCTGTAATCCAGAGATTGGATAAGCAGGGTTCTATCGAGGAGAACGCTCTCTTCGTAAACCGTCAGTTCTCTTTCGATATGGATGATATGTTAGCTGCACAAAACTCTTACGGAGCGGGTGGTACTTCATACGGTCTATTCGATAACGATCAGGAGATGGCGCTTAACTTAGGTTTCACAGGGTTCCGTAGAGGTTACGACTTCTATAAGACAGACTGGAAATACCTTAACGATGCTTCTATGAGAGGTGGTTTAACAGGAGGAGCTATCAACGGACTTTTAGTCCCAGCTGGTTCTACTACTGTATACGACCAAGTTTTAGGGAAGAACGCTAAGCGTCCATTCTTACACGTTAGATACAGAGCTTCAGAAACTGAAGACAGAAGATACAAGACTTGGATCACTGGTTCTGCTGGTGGTGCACAGACATCTTCTTTGGATGCTATGGAGGTTAACTTCTTGAGTGAGAGATGTGTATGTACTTTAGGTGCAAACAACTTCTTCTTATTCCAGAACGCATAACATAATACGATTGAAATGGGGGAGGGGAATCACTCCTCCCTTATTTTTTTAACTTTAATTAAAATATAATGAAAACTAAACAGATATTTACGTCTAAGGCGTACAGATTAAAAAATGAGGCTTGCCCGCTAAACTATATGCTGGCTTCTCATAACTCGAGTAGATCCCCTTTACTTTATTTCGATGAGGAAACAGGCGTCAACCGCCCACTTCGATATGCCCGTAACCAAAAGTCTCCCTTCGTGGAGGAACAGGATGGGAACGCTATCTTAGAGCCTATCGTCTTTGAGGATGGTCTACTTTATGTAACAAAAGAAAACCAAGTCCTTCAGCAGTTTCTATATTACCACCCTATGCGAGACAGAGTCTTCGAGGAGGTGGATAACGAAAGAGACGCTTCGGAAGATGTGGAGGTATTAGAGATGGAACTTAACGCACAGATTATAGCTAAGGAACTTTCTTTCGAGAAACTTCTTTCTGTAAGTAGGATCCTTCTTGGTAGTTCGGTAGATCGATTAAGCACTCCAGAGTTAAAAAGAGATATTTTGATATTCGCGAAATATAACCCTTCTGACTTTATAGAGGTGGTTAACGATCCTGATTTAGAGTTCGGTGATGAGGTGAGACAGTTCTTCGACGAGAAACTCTTATCTTTACGCAATAATAATAAGGATGTATACTTCAACCTTAAAGCAAATAAAAAGAAAATGCTTACCGTTCCTTTCGGAGAGGACCCCTTCCATA